ATCCTGTTAAAAGTGTATTTGATGTACTTCCTACTGCTGTTCCATCGATAGCCATGCTTACAGTATAGTTATCGTTTACACTATCATAACGCTGAAATCCTACACCATCTGTTATGAACCCTCCTATGAAGTTTCCTAGTTTAAGTCCATTTGAGAATTGACCTGCACCTGTTTCGTATCCGATGTAGGTTTCTCCTGTAAGAAAATCTCGAGTAGCTAGATTATCTGTTGCACCATTTCCTAAGTTATCAAAAAGAGCAAATCTATTAGGTGTTCCTGTAATTCCTGTAAATGGACCAGAACCACCACTTCCTGGTGATGCTTGTAAGTATGACATATATTATTTTCGGTATCCGTAAGAAATGTGTCCAGATACTTGTGTAGGTGCTGATAATTCAATGTACAATGAACTTCCTGGTTCAATATCAAACAAAAATGGGTAATCTGCTGATGTATTTTCAATAATTAAACTTCCATCAGCCTTCAATGGTAGAAGTGAAAGACTTGTGTATGTTGTACCATCATACTTTTTAAGTGTTATTGTGTTTGCTCCACCATTTGCAATAAGTGCAATTTGTCGTATATAAAGATAACCATCAGCAACAGCTGGAATAACAACTCCAGATGCAGCAATGTCGATTGGGATGATTATTGGTCGTGTGATTGAATCGTTCATAGTTTGTAATAATTAATTAATTATCGGAATTATCTTCCTTATAACTAACACCACCGAAGTGATGCGAGTTAAAGAGAGGTAAGACTATACAGTAGGTTGTCTACCGTAAGTGTCAGTATTTCGATGACAAGGAACACAAAGTGTTCGTCCATTAGATAAATCAAATCTAAGTTCTGGATATAATGCAAATGGTTTGATATGGTCTGCATTGAGATTACCTCCGTGCTTTCCACATAACTGACAAGTATAATTGTCACGTTCAAATATTTGCTTACGCCAGTTCTTCATTTCAGTAGACCATCTAATCTTCAAATGTTCTGGTGTAACTCCACCTTTCCATCTTGGATTATTTACTCCTTGAAATCTCGGATTTGGTTTGCCTTGTGACCATGGAACATGACCCTTCTTAAACTCAGTCTCTGGCGATAGCCTTTGACCTTTTTTAATGTGGGTGCGTCCAGTGTTACAACAACGTCCTTTTAATACTTTACTCAGATGTTGTTTTCTTTCTTCAGATAGTGGTCCACGTGGTTCATGTTTTCTATTTTTGTTGATACAAAGATTTGAACAGTAGAACACGGTTTCCCACCTCTTTTTACTGACAGTTTTTTTCTTGGTAAATACCTTACCGCATGTTTTGCATTGTTTTTCCATGAACCAAATATAACATATTTATATTAAATAGTCAATAGGTGATGGTTAAACTATCTAAACTGTCACTCCGTCTCCGTTGCTCCATACATAGTTACGCATATCTGATGCACCAAATGTGAAGATGGTGTCAGCTTGCATGATTACGTCTTGGTTTCCTGGGTCAATCATCGTAGGTGCAATGGTGTTAGCCAATGATTCGATGTACTGAGGTCCGTATTCAGCTGATTTAAGAGCTGAATCAAGCATTCCCCACTGAAGTGCTCCAAGTCCGTTTCCACCGTAGTTCTTAAGAGCTACAATGTTGAATGAAGGAACTGATGGTGCATCCTGGAATGAACCTGGGTAGATACCTTTATCAATTGTTCCCTTAATTCGTTTAGCAACTTGTTCAGTAGCTGAACCTGCTAGACAGATAAGAGTGTCAAGTGTTCCTCCAAGTGGAAGTCCACGACCATCTTTCTTAAGAGCGTGCAATTGGTGAGCAGCTTCGAGAGATGACATAGAAAATACTGGTGATGGTGTAATACCGTCAACAACAACGTTTGACCAGTTAGAACCTCCATCTTCTCGTGTGTGAGCTTGTGACCACCATTCAATTCCGTCAGCTGTAGTAGCGTCAACAGAAGTGATGTTAGCAGAAACTCCAGAGATTGGAGAGAATGTCCATGATGCGTTAAATCCTTGTGAAAGGAAGTTTTGTGCGTAGTATTCCTTAGCAGACTCTAATGCTCGTGTAAGGTTTAATACTTTAGATTCAACAGTTGAGTCTAATTTAGCTTTATCTTTCAACTTGAACAAGAAGTGCATTGTCATGAATGACAAAGTAGCCTTCACTGTTAATCGTTGCTGTGTAAAGTTTTTCTCAAATCCTTGGATTGGAGAGTCAGAAGCTGATATTTCAGAATCTGCAACGAAGTTAGCCATTCCAAGACCTGTTAGACCGATGTCGGTTGTAATACGTTCAGCATTTGTTCGTTTGAACGCATACTTAAGGTATTCAGAATCTGTAGGTGCACCAACTTTCGCTGTGATGTTTTTTACTCGGTTGTCCAAGATAGCTTGGAAGTTTGAGAGTAAACCGTTAGAAAAATTCATAATTATTTAAAAGAACTAATTAATAAGTAAGACTATTTTGTTACGAATTCGCAAACAATAAGTTTGTCAGAAGCCGCTCCATAAACGTCAATTTGTCGAACAACACCTACAGCTGAATCTGTTCCTGTGTTGTTTGCTTTGTCTCCAGTAGAGTTAAGAATCATCTTTTGCCCATTGTGAGCAACGTTTGAGTTGTTAACTGTGTCAGCGATGAATTGGTCGTTTTCAGAAATCTTGAAAACGTGTACTGATGAAAGAGCTGCTCCTGCAGTAACTGCTTCTGTTGAAACGTATTCCGCTTCTGCAAAAGTTGTGGTGTTACTAGCTGGTACAACTAGACCTCCAGTGTAAACGAGAACTTGTCCCTTAACAATTGCTTGTGAAGTAGACTTGTCTGCGTCCTTACCAAATCGTCCATTAGCTGATGTTACATGTGTAAATGCCATATGATTGAAAGAACTAATTTATAATTACAGAACCCATGAGAAATCATTACCAGTTTTGCTCTTGATATTTTCAACCAATTGCTTTTCTTGTTCAGATTCATCTACGGGTGCTGATTTTGAACCAGAACCTGAGAAATCTACAGCATCGAGAGTTTTAGAAACTTCATTTGCTTTTTGTATTTTTGTTACTGAGTTATTTGGGAATAAGTCATCGTATGCCATATTTAAGATAGCACTGAGTTGTCGTTCGTTTTTACCAGTAAGATTATAGGTTTCGCCTACATATGACATTAACATGTCATAATTCTGCTTATTCTGTAACTTTGGTTTAGATGCAATAAACTGTTGTTCAAGTACATCTAATTTAGCAATTCGTTCACGTTCCTCAATAATCTTAACTATTTCATCCTTCTTTACATATTCTTCTGGAACATCAGTCTCAGTTTCGTAAGTATCGTACTCTTTCTGTTTAGAGATTTGAGCCATTTCCTTACGCATCTCTTGTATTTCTGACCTGAGTGCACTCTTGTCATCTTCTACAGAGGAATTTTTTATTTGCTGTTGCTTATCCCAAATTTCTTTGCGATACTCGTACTTCCAATCTGGTTCGTTTGGAGCACGTACAGGTCCAGTTGCTGAATTATCAACTTCTGGCTCGATTGTTGTTTCAACCTCTACCGTATTTTCTACAACTTGTGTAGGTTCAACGATAACTTCTGCTGGTGAAGAGTCAGCTATTACTTCTTTATCATCCACTACAGTGGTAGCTTCTGGTTCAAGTCCGAGTTCCTTCTTTGATTCTTCCGTAAGGAATGTGTCAAAACTGAAATCGTCTTGTAAGTTGTTGTTTGTATCTTCCATATACACCTATGACGCAAGGAGGAGCGATTTATGGTTATTAATATTATACCTTATTTAAAACTTTTGTCAAGTATTAACGGTTTTTTTGGTAACCAAGGTTTCGTGCGACCTTTTTTGCATAGTTTTCTACTTGCTCAGATACGTTTCCTGGTTTTAAAACAGTAGAACGAATATCAGCTTTGTAGTATGCGTACATCAAGTCATCCTGATTTGAGAACTTGATTGGAACAATAACTGTAAAGATAAAGTTATCCAAAAACTTTAGGAAGAATCTAAAGCCATCTTCTTTATTAAACACCTTGTGTGCAGCTGCAACTAGTTCTGATGTCTGTCCATCTTCTGCGTTTGTAATCTCTTGACCATATGTCTTTGAGAATCCTGCTGGTACACGACCCTTGATAAAGTGAAGTTCTGATTCAAATCCATCAATAACTTCTCCAGTAACAGTCGGCTTTACAAGTGTTAATTTACTGAGTGCTGCGTTAGTCTCATCATTATTAGCACCCTGAATTGGATTATCTCCATAAGTTGCTATAATATTTTCTGACTTTTCACCAACAGCTAATTCTTCAGCATATGCCAATCGGTCAGCTTCAGTTTCTTTTAATGTTTTTTCTTTTTTTGTTGCCATAGAACAATTTACACTACATTACCCAGTAGTGATGGGATACTATGTTAATAAATTTGACTTTACGCCAAAAACAACCCCTTACATTCTAAGATGAGTTTGGGTTGTTAGAAGCTTTGTTGAGCATAGATTTGTATTGCTCTTGTGTATAGTTTTCAACACTTTCATCAACACGAAGCTTTGCCTCTGCATACTCCTTACTATTTATTTCCTTTACTTTATCTCCTATAAGTGCAACACCAATAGCCTCCTCTGCAATAGCGAATTCAATTGGTACCATATGTGTAAATGGTATATGTACTGTCTCTCCTGCTTTTATATCTTTGTTTGGAACAAGTGTTACATTTCTAGTAACACGAATCATGTTTATTTTTTTACTTTCAACAAAAGCTGGTGCAAGTATATCAAAATTAACATGCTCTGCTAAAAGCGATACAAGTTCCTTTGTTGATATTTCTATAGGTTTTCCTTTCTTTGGTATAATCTTAATTAGCTTACCATCCTCAGCCTTCTTTGAATATCTAATCATGACTGAGTAATCTGGTTTATGTTGAATAAAACCTTTTCTGTTTTTTTTGTTTGTGTTTTTCATGTTATATAAAAGGATTCTTAGTTAACTCTCGCTCTATTTCTAAGCGGTTTCCATCCATTGCTTTTGCAACAAGGTTTGCAAACTTTCTTACTAGCTGTCTCTCTCCATCAAGTATAGCTACATCATATATCGTGTTAAATTCATCCTTACCACGAAATGTTTGTGGGTTATCTTGAATTCGAGCAAGAAGTCTAAACATAAGTTGGCAATCTTTTGACATACTGAATCGTATTACAAAATCAGTAAGTTCTGAATAGTTTGTATTCTGTATTGCTTTGTTTAAATCATCTATTCCTTGTGTTGTTTTATTTAGCTGATTAAGAGCTTTCTCTGCCTCAGTTAAATCGGGACTCGCGGTCTTTTTTGTTTGTGTTTTTTTTGTCATAATTATTGTCCTAGATTACCTTTTGCACCTCTTCCGATAGATGCATTCATTGAATCATTAAATGGTGTAGATGTTGACTTGAATTCTTGAGTCATTGGTCCCATTGCTGATGGTGTATTTCCAATTGGTTGTGGTGCCAAAGCTCCTTCTGGTCCACCCATACCTCCTTCAGCTCCAACCATTTGTGATGGTGTAGGTGCTGGTGGCTTAGGTTTCATAATTCTGTCATATACATCTTTAGGGAACCAATCAAAGATAGATTCTTTGTTTACATCTAGTACTTGTTCAAGTTGCTGTAACATTGTTCTAGCTAGGTCTGGACTCTGTGTTTCCATCTGTATAATCTGTGCTGTCGCAGGTGTAATCATTTGATAGATTTGTGTAACACGTTGCTTGTTAATTTCATCAGATGGTAAGAGTATTGAAGTTGGGTCAATGATAAACTGAATTCTATCTGACATGTGACCACGACTACTAAGAATTGTGAATAGTTCACTCGCTGGCATCATGTAGTCTTCTGGAAGTTCTTCAACAGAGTCAGTTTCTCCAGTTTCATCTTCTGAGTCCATCTTGATGTCAAAGTTTAATGCAACTTTTTTAGAGTAAGCATATTTCTTCTTCTTATCTTTCGTACCATCTTCTTCCTCATTCATGTCATAACTTAGACTAAGTGGGTCGTTTTCAGCAATATCCTCATCAACCTCAGTAATGAAGTATCCAGGATTTAGTTTTGTAAAACGTGTAACCTCTTCTGAGTTATTAAGTAATATTACTTTTTCAACAGAGTATATTTGACGAATCCAAGACCATGTCATGTAAGCATCTTGTTCAAGACAAGATACAACACTATTTCGTGGAATAATGAGTCGAGACTGTGCAGCTTCCTTCATAATTACAGTTGCTCCGAGAGTTCCCTCTCCAGCAGTACCAGCAAGAATGTCGTTAATACCAGTGTTATCTGCAATCTTTTGTTTCTGACTGTCAGCAAATATAAGTGACTGTTGTACGTTACCAGATGTCTTGATTATATCAATACTTGTTCCTTGACCCTTTGGGTTGATTACATTAGAACCTCGTCTGTATGTCATTTCTCCAACACCAGTGTTTGTTCCGAAAAGAAGTGGTGAAATTTCTGCTTCTACCTGTTCTGCAGAAAGACTCATGATGTAGTTATACATTTCAATGTTACCACGCATCATCTCAACAAGACCTACTCCATATGGGTCACTAGGATTGTTTGTAAAACAGTTAGCCCATAGAACATGACCGAATCCTTCATCGTTCGGAGTTTCACCTTCATAGATTGGATAGTTACCACACGCAACCATGTATTTATTTTTTATAGGGTCTTCATAGTAACGAATTACAACGAAATCTTTTTGTTGGTTTGTATCTATATCAGTGTCAGTGTTTGTGTTTGCATATTCAAGTTGGAAGTATTTAGAATCTTCATACTTTTCATGGAATGTACTACACTCTTGGTCAATCTCATAAACACATTCTCCTTTTGACCATTGGTCATACACGTTTACAGAAGAACCAATCCAGATTCTTCGTGGGTCAATTGCTTGTCGATAAATATCATCGAAAACTATTCGTGGAACACCTTTACTCATGTGCTGAATTGTTCGTGGGAATACTCGGTATGCACCAAATCCTGAACCTAGAACATTCTGATACAAGAACTGAAGTGTATTGAGACCATTTGCAAGTGGATTAGTCCATGTTCGTTTCCAGTTCTCATACGCCGTACGTGAATATATTTTATCTGAAGAAATAACTGTTGCATCTGGAGCTTTTGCAGCAAGAACAGAAACAGCTGTAGTTATCTTTGAAAAGGCAATAGGTTCATTTGATGTCGGAACACGATTAGACTCATTGTCTAGGTTTCGATTAATCATTGGAATCTGTGTATAAGAACCACCTTCATAAATGAAAGAGTATGCTACGTTTGTAGATGCAGATGGAAGAGAGTTATTATACGTTACAGTATTCATAAGAGTCTTCTCCATATAGTCCAAAATACCATCGTACTTTTTTCGATACTTTGTTTCCTTGAATGACTTCTTCTTTTTATTAATGAAACCTTGGAGTTTGTTACCCTTAGCAATCTTATCTTTTATTTCCTTGGTTATCTCTTTTCCAGATTCATCTTTCTCAATTCCATACGATTCGAGCATGTCTTGTGCATCATCCTCAATCGTTCGTTCTTTCTTTTTTGCCATAGTGTTTATTATCGTATACGTGATTAATAGTGTCTTTATTATCACACAAAATATTCATATTGTCAATAGCTTACCGTTTTGCGTTCATGAATATCAAATCCATCTGTGAAGTAGGCTTTGATTGTACTTTTTGTGCTACGAACTCCTCAGAGAACCATAGTTTACGTACCATGTACGCAATAGCTGTACTCATTATGATGTCGTCATGTGAACCAGACATAGCTTCAGCTTTTCCTCTTGAGTTTCGTACGAATGTAGTCATTTCATCAAGAAGTGGTATCTGTATGAAGTGTTTCTCTGAAAATACTGAACGTAATTCTGTAAGTACTGTGTCTCGTGTTGAACGGTCAGTTCTCCAGCCAAAGGTTTTACCTACCTGTTTTGTAATGTCGTCAATCTTCTGTCTAAAGTATAGATTTGAATATCCATTTCGTTCAAGTTCATTATTTACCCAGAATCCATCTTTATTTGACTCAATAGCAACAAGTGCTGTGTTGTACCAATTACCAACAGCTATTACGGCATCGTAGTACTCGTCTGGAGGTATATTTGACTTGTATATTGCACAAATATCTCGTGATTCAACCTCAACTACAGTCATTGTTGATGAGTCTCCATCGTGTAGACCCTCTGCGGTATCTCCTCCAAGCACATAACGCTTGTTTGGTTCTGGTTTTCTCCACACCATAAGTGGTCCAGCATATGAACTCGCTATGGGACTTACTGTTCTTCCAACAATATCGTAGTAATCTGGTTGTTGAGACATCATTTTACACTCAAGAATCTTTCTGTTGTCAAAATATGGCTTACCAGTAGATACGAAAGCCTCATCTATGGTAGTTGGGAACTCTTGATTTAGTCTATCAACGTCTTTACCTTGTGAAATCCAACATCTGTAGTAGAAAGTCATCTCAATATCTGAAAGATTATGTTGTTTTTGGTATGAAGCCCAATCAATATTACCTTTTTCCATCTTTTCTACAGGAATAGCTACCTTAATCTCACTAATGTTGAAGTCGTCATATGTCCAGTTATAGAAATGAGGATAGAACTCATATTCAAACACCTCTTCAACACCAGAAGCCTTAGCTTTTAATGCTTCCATGTATTTGTCATAGAATTCACCAGACATACCTTCAGCCGTAGATTCAATAAACACATATCCATCAAGTGGAACAGCTGGTAGTGTACCAGTTGTTACTTCCTTTGCACGCTCAGGGAACATCTTAGATAGTTTTGCATATTCAGAAATGTGTACGTAGTGGTACATACCAGAACGACCAGAAAGAGCAACACCAAAAGATGAAACGGAACCATCTTCAAATAGAATCTGCAGTCTTGTCTTTGAGTTTGTTTTGAAATTAAACACCGATTTTATCTCATCAGGGAAGTTCATGATTGCAAATTTAGCCTTCTTATCAAAAATATCGGTCATACCTTCCTTGATATGGGCAATACACAATGCTTCTTTGTTTGGTTTAAATAGTACCTCATCAAGAATCCAGAGTGTTATCAGTGTAGAAAATCCTAACTGACGTGATTTTAATATAATGTTTTTCTTCTTTAGGTTATTAAGGAAGTGTGTTTGTGCCCTAGATGGAACAAATATCTGTTTTCCTTTAAGTTTTGTGTTCACAACATACAAATGACTTAATCTCCACATCTTATCCTTAATAAGCATTGGATTAGCTTTTAATTTTTCAATTACATCTTTCCAGTATGCTTTTAGTTGGGTTGCATTCATGTACGAGTTATACCACGATTATAATACTTTGTCAACATGTACACAAAAACCCCAAACAGGGGAATTTAAGGTTTCTGTGCAAAAGTAACAATACAAATAAATGTACTGAATGAAAGAACTATTTCATTTATAGTTATACCACATAATTAATTAGTTGTCAAGTAATAAAACACTTGACAAAGGTTTTTTTATATGCTATTATAGTTATGTTAGAGAAATCTGACCATCACTGGGAAGAAAGCTAGAATCTTTTCATAGCTTCCTGAGAATACTCGGGCGGTGATGAAAGGATTTTTTATTTAATAGAATAGACCCGAACTATCTATACTGAATGACCCAACGGGGTATCATTTTAGATATGGTTTCTTTTCGCGGGGGGATTTCTTTTTGTTTATTTCTTTCAAAAAGTGGTTTCTTTCTTTCATTTTTCTAATTTAAAGTAATGAGTAAACTAAGATACAACTACAACAATACCGCATTTAGCAGAAGAAACAATATACTAAAGAATAGTGATTTTGGTTTTGAGTCCTATTCTGAGTTTTTGAACAGCTATGTTTGGAAATCAATCAAGGAAACTGCAATAAATACTGGAAGATTTAATAACTGTTTTGGTTGCGGAAAGTCAAAAGATGTTGAAAATCTTGAATTTCACCACATGAAGTACAAAAAAGACATTACAAGCCTGTCAAGCATAAAGCACCTGAGGGTTTTATGCAGAACGTGCCATCAAGATGTTCATAACATATCAAGAGATATGAACATATCATTTAAGGTAGCAGAAAGGCTTGTGAGAAGAAAGAATGGATATAAGATGCAGTAAATACAAAAAGAACGCTCTAATGAGTCATGTATCGTATTTACTACGAAACAGTCTCTAATGGGGCGTTTTTTGCGTTTAAAGAGATAATAAACAGTACATAACTAGGTGTTTTTTACTGTAATTTTACCACTTACCACAATTAATTTACTTTTTGTGGATTTGTACTCCATATTTTATTACATTTTTATGGTATGGGACCCTTTTGTATAAATAGGGTGGTGGTATGTTTTTTAATACATATATTGCGTATTAAAGTTTTTGGTGTTTATTTTTAATTTGTTTCGTATGGTACCTGATTATATACTATTTTTTTGTATTTTTTTTGTGTAGGAGTCACTTAGTGAATATGTTATGGGGTACCCTTTTTTAGTTTCTTATGGGGTGGGGGTAAGGAAGGGGACTACCCCACTACACCATATACTTGACTACTTGTCAAATAATATGTTGTAATAATTGTCTAACGACATGCTATGCTTGTCAACCTTGACATAATGCTATACGTATTACATAACGTATTGTCAAGTCAACGTATAGAATACACCATGTATCAGAAAGCATGTCAACTGTCAATATAATGCTACGTTATACCATATATTATTGTCTTGTCTATAATGTCGCAAAATGTATATTTTACGACTATCTATAGAATAGTCATGTTTATTGTATATATTGCTATATTTCAGTAGTTTCAGGTGTAATATCCTTATTTTCTATAGGGTTTTCAGGTGTTATATCTATTATATTGGAGAATATACCCCTCATATCCTCGCTTGGTTGCTTGTTTTCCTTTGGTGTAAAGCGTTCAAAAGCTCTTGAAATAATATCTAATGCCTTGAATAGTTGTTCTGGTTGGTAGTCACTGTATCCCCTTGCTTGTATTTCGTGCATTATACCGCTTGCAATATTTCCAGCCTCAAAAGCCTGCTTAGCCATTGCAAGCTTGAAACCGTTGCTATTTTCAATTACTGCTGGTTTTTCACTCATAGATTTAGAATAGCCTGATAATCTCATAGCCTCGGAACGTGATACGTCACTATTCATAAGATGGTATGCGTACTTCCGTTGTTTATTGGTACTTGCTGGATATCTCATATAACAGGATAATATAGACTACTTGTCAATACCCAAACTATACCATACATTATATAAATAGTCAATACTACATCATACTATATACTACTAGTAAATACTCTTTCTTATATACAAAAATACACCTGTTATAGTGTATTTAGCCTAGTATTCTCTTATCGTTCTGGGTAGTGATCTAGTTTGTCAAGGCTATCCCTTAGCATAGGTTTAGGTAGGTGCTCGTAACGCTTGCCCTCAGTATCGTATATTTCGGGGTATAGTTGGTTTAGATAGTGAACGCCATTGATATTATCTATCACAATAGTTTTTTTATTCATATATTATAACATTATTATCTTATAAAGTCAAGCTAGTATACTGTAGTCTCGACATTTAACTCATATATTTTTGGTAATGTAACATCTCCAAGAAACTCATGACCATCATCCTCAATCACAATTTTACCTGATACATTAAATAAACCTGTACCATTTCCATTATATCTTAAATGAACTCGTATATTGAAATCAATAGTACCAGTAACACTACAAGACTTAAAGTATCCACCGAAACACTGTATGTGCTGGTTTTTGTGAATAACTGGAAATGTTATAATCTCACGGCTAAATAATTCCGGCTCTCCTTCTTTTTCACATGATAATATGACCGCTGTATTGAAACCCCTTATATATAACTCATTTTGAATTATATCTTGAATAGCTTGTAACTGTCTTGCCGTTGGTGTGCATTTATTCATATAAATTTTTACCCTGCCCCATATACTAGCGACAATATAGGGGGCAAGATACGCTAGTTTTTAAAGTGTACCTTTCGAGTGGTACATGATAAGTATATCAAAACAAAAACAAGTGTGCAAGCTTGTTTTATGTTACAATACATATTCTATTTTTTGTCAAGTTTATATCTAAAACGGTATATCTTTTATACATATACCATTTTTTAAATTATTGCACATTGTACAATTACTATCATTGCAAGTAATATTTTCAATGATAGTATTATTTATAGTTGTAAAGCATAAATCACGCTCACTATAAGTATCAAGTATCTTTTTAAGCTTTAAAAAATCAATCATAAATTTAAAATATAATAAATATAACTACTAGTAATAAAATCAAACCCAACGCCCTAAAACATGTACTTATAAATTCCCTTGTATCCTTTCTTGCTTGCTTTATTTCTCTATTATAAGTTGTGCTATTCTTTATAATATCAATGTATCCAATATCCACTTTTTGCATAAGTTATTTTAGTTTGTTTTTATAGTGTATTCTGGTAAAGAGATTTTTTGTGTTAAGTCATAAACTATACCATCAATAGAGACTGCATACTTTTCGAAAGGTATACCATCAAAAGAAGAATAGCAGTCTCTTATATCACCCCAATAGCTACCGCTCCAGCTTGGCTTCCCTTGATAATAATCTGGAGTAAATGCGTATAACTTAAAACCTTTTACATTCAACGTCCACGCATTACCGTCTAAAATTCCAGTACCTTGCACGCTCTCATTATATATCTTTTTTATTGTAGCTATTGTTAATTTTCTTAATTTTTGCATAAATTTAAAGTATTTCAGCTGGTAAAGTGAAGCTTTCTTTTTCTGTTGTGCTTACTTTTATAACCTTGTAAACTGTCTCAAACTTATTGATTGTATCATTCCAGTAATCATAATGGTGATATGATACCTGAATATATTTCCCAGCATACTTCTTTTTAAGTTGATCAAGTGTATATTTCTTTTCCTTGTTTAAGTCTTTAAGTGTTTCATCCATATGTTTTTATTTATCTAAAATAATAATATTGTCATTATACTCTGAAATATTTTTGGCTATTTCATACCAATTGACATCAGATATAAAAGCTAGTGCATAGTCATTATTCAACCCCTCACAATATCCACCTACTTCATCTCCAAGTAGTAAGACAATATTTTCTTTTATATAACTTGCAAGCTCGTGTACATCCTCAAACTCTTGACCGCATTCATCCTTTTCATAGCTTGCACCGGCTACAAGTTCAAGATTAATCCTCCAAGTTGCATAGTTACTCCAACCATTATATTCATTTTTCTTCTGCATGTATTCTTCACAGTATCTAACTAGTTCATTTTCATTTTTGAAATTCAATTGCATATGTTTTAAAAAGTTAATGTTAAATGTTACAAGCTCCACGCTTGATGCTTAGAGTATTACATTTATATTTTTTACTTGCAAGTGTGGATAAGTAATAAAACATAAAAAACAAACTGTGTAAAGTTGTAACAAAAAATACACCTTGTCAAGGTGCTTTTCTTTTTGTGATACGTCTATCACTTTTTTTATGTATACATATTATAGTATGTATTATTAAATAATCGTATTAAGTTTTTAGATATAGAACCTATCATATAATGCATAAAATGTAAAGTATAATTACGATAACTTTCATAAGTTGTCAAGTGATATAAAAATATCAAGTCATTACATACTACTTATTATGATTTTTTACAATACAAATTAACATTAAGCAAAATCGGAATTTTACTTTTGAAATTAACATTAGGAAAATTCGAGATTTAGTTTTGGATTTTTACAAACTAGAATGGCATGTCTGCTAGATTATCATATGAATCTAGTGGTGGTTCATCATCTGGTGTATTTTCTCCATAGATGGCAGCCCAGTTTTCTGGATGTACATCTTTAGCATCATCATCAAACATTGTTGTTGTTTCTTTCTTTTCAACCTTTGCCTTTAGCTCTTGTACCATTGCATACAATGACATAAGCTGTTTACCATGTTGTTCAACTTTCTGAATCAATGGATTAAACTTAGCTTCTACTTGTGCTACATCTGCTTTCTTAGGATATACAATACCAAAGTTATGATATGTTTTACCATTAGATTCTTTAGACCATGTTTTGATTTCAATCTGCTTTCCTACTACTAGGAATTTGTTGACATCTTCTTGTGTCATGTTTGCTGTGTACCATGTTTCTGTATCAAAGTCAAACTTAACTGAGATGTTTACTCCTTGTACTTCTGCTGGCTTACCATTAACAAATGATTTAACCATTACTTTAGCTCCATTAGGAAACTCTGTACGTGGTTTTCCAACTGTTGTTACTGTTCCTGTTTTATTTATATATTCCATATTATTTTTTCTTTTTCTTAGCTACTAATTTTTCTGTTGCTTCTGTCTTAACTAATTCAACACCAAGGTATTCGTGTATTCGTTCAATTTCTTTGTACAATCCTGTTGCGTCAGAATTATATCCATAAATATCAAGCAATGAAAATGTTAATTTTCTTTTTGGTTCTCCAACGAGACTTTTAATATTTTTAACTCTTTCATCAACTAAATCTAAAATCTTATCTTCAATTTGTTTGTAAATATAATTAAACATATTATTTCTTTTGTTACCTTTTAATAAAATGCAGTTCCATATCGTACTGCTTTAGTTACTTTTTCTAATACATCTTTATTCTTATGTATTGAAACTATTCCACGATAACATTCAACCATTGTGTCAAGTGCTTCTGATTTACACCATGCAATCTTACTATCTTTCTTTAGATTGATAACGATTGCACCAGTAAATTCTTCTACACCATAGTCTCTCTGCCATCCGTTTTCTAATAAACATTTATAATATGCACCCATTTGAATGAAGTGACTATCATAAATACCAGATGATGTTTTGATGTCTGCAATGTATACCTTTCCATATTTCTCAAGTACAAGGTCAAAGATTCCACCAATCCACCACTCCTTACTCCATACTGGACGCTCTACTCCTAGTACCTTAAATCCGTTTGTTTCAATAAAATCTTTAAAGTTTTCAACTGACTTAAGAATATCCTCATCCTCTATTGCTGTTGGTAGTTGTCCAGTCTCACACCACACCTCACATGCGTTGTGTACTCGTGTTCCCCATGCACCAGCATTAGTCTTTTTACTCGAGTGTTCTTTCTTTGCGTTTTCAAGGTCTAATTCAGTAACTAGGTATCCATCACCAAGACTTGATATTAAACAGTGTTCCTTAATCCATTCAACAGTTACTTTAACTGCCCATGGAATGAGTGCTGGTTTAGATAGTGTCTTATCCATCACAGTAGTAACACCGTGTAGTGGTTTACCATTTAAGACATGAGCATGCTTTGCTTCATCAAATGTATAAACATCATCACCATGTATTACTTCGATACTTCTATCCTGTGGTTTTGTCAACAATGTGTTCTCCATAGTCTTCTTTATCTGACCTAAAGAAATGAAACTTACTGAATGGTGTGCGTGGAGCTTCTTCATCAAACTCTAACTCAAAATCTAAATTTTCTACGTCAAGCACCTTTGATGTCTTTGCAAATTGCAATCCATAATGATGTCTTCCGAAGTAATCGTCAATCATAAGAGCGTCTGTGAATTCACCAGTCTCTGGGTTTTTTACCCTTGCTATATAAGTACTCATAATTTGTGTCGTTACCTTTTAATGTGTGGTGTGCATGTGGGGCTGGTACTACAATAGGTGTACACTTACCAGCCTCAACTACACACCACTTATCGACATTTACAGTATACACGAAAACAAAAACACCGCAAGTGGTGTTATATGTTTTACAATAATTCTGTATATTTGTCAACTACATACTAGCAAGACCTTCAAGATACTTAACTATTTTTGATTCGTCTCCTTGTTCATAAAGTTCAATCATTTTTTCATAGAATATAATATCTGCCTTTATTGATTTTTTTTTCATTGAAAGTAATTTTTCAACATACTCATGTCCATATTTATTATACATGAATGACGCGTATTTTACTTTAACCGTTTCTTTATGGTTTCGTGTTATGTTGCAACAATATCCACCTTGTCCGTGCATGTTATGTGGATGATATCGTAGTAATGCACCACCAGTTGCATCTGGTTCATAGTGTCCAGCCTGAAAGTTTCCACCTTCACATAATGCACCACAAGAGCAACACATTCCAGCAATTATTCCTTGTTGCAACGAGTCACGTTTTCTTATGTATGTGTGAGATAATTCATATAGCTTATTCTTTGCTCTCTTTACACGTGCCTGCATCAAGTCTTTCTTTGATTTAGTTTTTCTGCAATACGTTTGTTGATTATTTCAATGTATTCATATTCTTTTTCCATTAGTATATAATTACGGTTTGTGTTTATGCAAGCTATTGCTGTAGTTCCTGAACCTGCACAGTTATCTA